CGGTCGACGCCTACAGCATGGAGCGAGTGTCCGAGGCTCTCGTCCAGAAGCGGGCGCTCGAACTCCTCCAGATAACGTCCACCGTCGCCCAAAGCGCGATGATGCTGCCAAACGTCAAGTGGAAGGAGATCCTCTCGATCGTCGGCGACGCCCTGAACGTCCCGAACCTCGGAGAGATGATCGACCTCGGTCAGGGCGGAGGTGCCCCGATGGGCGCTTCCCCGACGATGCCGCAGGCACCTCAGATGCGACAGAACGAGATGGGAGAGCCGAACCCGATTCCCGCGAGCAGCGTCGCTGGGCTTCGCGCGGTGGCGAACCGAACATGAAGTACGAGTTCCAAGATCCTGACGGAAATGTGGTTGAAATCGACATGCCGATGCGTGACGCACCGTCCATCGGCAGTATTATCGAGCGTGACGGAGTGCGACTGACCAGAGTGCCGAGTCTCTCGGTGCAGGTCGATCCTGCGACCAACAGGTCGCAGTACCCGTACGTCAGTCAGGCGCTCCCGCGAAATCTCGCGGGGTGCAAGACTGCGAAGGGTGGCAAGCCGATCGTGGAGTCGAAGCGGCATGAGCGCGAGATCATGTCGCGTCACGGGTATGTGAAGGACTGAAATGACAGAACCCATCACGCCAGAGACCGAAGAGCCGAAGATCGAGGAGCAGCCCGAGGCGCTGGAAGCCACGCAGGTCGAAGAGCCTGTGGAGGACAACTCCGACGCCGAGATGGACGCCGTCCTCGACCGTCTGCTTGGAATCGACAAGCCCGAGTCCACTCGGGTTCCCGCCTCGACCGAGAACGCTGCTCCAGATCACGACATGGATCGTGCCCTGAAGGCATTGCAGCGGGACGGCGTGCCAGCCAACGTGATCGACGGCCTGAAGTCCAACCCTTCCGAACTGAAGGCTTGGGGTCTGAAGGCAGCGAAGCGGCAGGCTGATGTGGATGCGTTCGGCGCAAAGGTGGCTTCCGATAGGAAGACGGAGCCGAATGCAGTTCAGGAGCCGAAGGCGTCGGTTGTCTCGGACGACAAGGAGTCGGATGCAGATCCGCTCTCCGAGTTCGGCGAGATCTTCGGCGACGAGGCCGTCAAGCCGCTCAAGACCATGCAGGAACGTCTCCGTCGAGAGTTCGAGGAGAAGACCCGCATGATAGAGGTCAGCCACCAGTCGCAGATGGCCTACCAGAGGATCGCCTCGGAGTACGGGAGCAAGGCTCCCGACTACAAGACGATCGCCGAGGAGGCCGCACGAATCGGACGGGAGAACCCCAGCAAGTTCGATTCGGTCGAGGCGATCGTCAAGGAGGCGTTCCGACAGAAGGCAGGAGAGCCACGAAAGACCGATCCTCGGTCCATCGCGCGTCCGAGCGTGGGCAAGGCCCCCGTTCGCGCCGCAGCGAAGGTCGACAAGGACGACATGGCTCTCGACATCCTGCTCTCTGGCGGAACCCGAGACGACGTTCGCAGAATCCTTTCCCGCTAACCCAACACGGAGGGCACCATGCCTTCGATCCAGACCTTCAACGACTTCATGCAGACGACTGGTCCGACCTACCTGACCAGCGCCGACGCCGTCATCAACGAGGCGGTCAAGAACACCTACGCATTCTCCCGCCTCCTCAAGAACAAGGCCAGCGAGGTCACTGTTCAGGGCGGCAACGAGATCCGCGACGTCATCATGTTCGATGACTCGCGCACCTACGACCACTACCAGCCGAACGACGTCTTCACTTGGCGCAACCCGCAGGTGACCGACACCATCAAGGCTCCGTGGCGCTTCAGCATCGACCACATGTCGTGGACCGACGCCGAGGTCGAACTCAACACGGGCGAGAGCGCTGGCTCCACCAAGGTCGCCTACAAGCGCCTGAAGAAGATCAAGGAGCAGCGCCTCTGGACCTCGATGACCAACGGCTTCGAGGAGGACCTCTGGGCTCCCCCGTCGCTGGCCCAGATGGAAGTCGAGAGCGGTCGCCTTCCGTACTCGCTCCCGTTCTTCATCACCGAACTCGGTCGCAACCTCGGCGGCTCGCTCGGCATCCGTGGCCTCCGTCCGTTCACTGGCGCGGCCAACACCTCGACGGTCATGGGCCTCGACCCGACCGTCGATCAGCGCTGGACCAACCTCATCGAGCCGTACGGTTACAACGGCGGCGCAGGCATCGGCACTGAGCCGAGTTCTGCTGGCGTTCAGCGAACCCTCGTCGACAACAACACGCTCAATCAGGGTGCTGGAGCAAGCACCACCCTGACGATCAACTCGCTGTTCACGGCGTTCGACTCGATGTTCATGCGACTGAAGTACGAGGCTCCTGCGACCCGCTCGCAGTACTTCGAGAACGACAACCTCTCGCGCCAGATGATCCTCACCTCGCGCGAGGGCGTCCAGTTCTACCGTCGCCTGCTCCGCCTGTCGAACGACACGCTGGTGAACTATCAGGACGCCGCGTACAACAACCCCGTGTACTCGGGCATCGACATCACCTACTGCTCCGACCTCGACACGGCGGCGATCTTCCCTGCCACCGCGTCTACGGCTGTCGCTGACAAGTTCGACGCTGGTGGAGCGGCGGACTACATCGACCAGACTGGCGCAAATGGAAACTTTGCGGCATTCGGAACCGAGTCTGGATCGACAACCATCGCGAAGGGTCCGCGCTACTTCTTCGTGAACGGCAACTACCTCACGCCGATCTTCCACTCGAAGCGGTACTTCAAGACCCACGAGGTCCTGCGTCACCCGAACCAGCCGTTCACCTACGTCATGCCCGTCGACTGCTGGCACAACCTGTTCTGCAACAGCCGCCAGCGCCACGGCATCGTCTGCCCGATTCCGACTTCCTTGACGTAATCCAGAAGGAGAACACTCACATGATCGCAGGACTCATCACTCCCTCTGGGAATCTCGCGGCCCTCACGCCGCAGCCCGTGCTCGTCAAGCCGATCGCTGGCGAGGCCGTCGCTCTCGGCGATACGGTTCGTTTCAACATCCATCAGGCGTCGAATGCCTTCACGTCGTCGGCGAACCTGACGAACTTCGACGAGCCGAACTGCCCGTTCAACGTGGTCGTTCTGTCGGCTGCGCCGACGAACGGTCAGGAGGCTGGCGTGTGGGGCATCGTGACCGAAGCGGCTGCGGCTGGAAACCGCTGCACCGTCTGCGTCGCTGGCGTCGTCGACGCAAAGGTCACGACTGGCGGATCCACTGCCGCTGGAGCGGCTCTTGCACCCGTCGCGTCGAACGTGCTCGGCCCTGCCGCTTCGGGCGCTGGTCCCGTTGTCGCGATCCTTCTTGAAGCCGCAGACACCGTCACTGCTGCTTCTCGCAAGGTTCTCCTCAGCGGGTTCCAGTTCGGCTCTTCCGCCGCCTGATCGCAACAACTGAACGGCTTGGCGGGGGAAACCCCGCCAAGCCAATTCCATGCTGACATTCGGCAACCTCAAGAGCCACATCGTGCTCGCGCTCGGCGGACAACCGTCGATCGTGAGCGGTATGACTCGCGATCAGCGGATTGCCGAGATCGTCAATCAGGCTGGGCAGTACATGTTCACCAAGCCGTGGCGGTACAGGGAGCGCACGTCGCGTCCCCTGAACACCGTCGCCCAGCAGTCGTGGGTGGACCTGCCCACCGACGTGGAGGACATCCTCGCTCTCATCTCCAAGGCGGGGCTGGGATGGCGGGTCGAACTCACGACGCCCGAGCAGATGGAGATCATCAGGAACATGGCTGAGCCTGCCCTGATGGACGGCGTGTACTACGCCGCTCTCTCGCGTCCGTGGGCTCAGTCGAACGGCACGACTGAACTAGGCCAAGGAACGGGCCTCCCCGCCATCCGACTTGAACTCTACCCGACGCCGCAGGCATCGGCCTCCGACGCCGTCACGGTGCGATACAGGGCCTCTTGGCAGGCTGTCTCGGACACGACTCAAGAGACTTTCATCATCCCCGTCCCTGCATATGCTGAATCTCTGCTGATTGCATATGCACGATCGTTCGCTATGGCGTACGAGGACGAGGGGTTGACCGCGCGACTGATGGAGATCGACAACGGGCCGATCTTCAGCGCTGCGGCAATCAAGGACGGAATCCAGCAGAGAGACTACGGGAGGTTGCTGCCGAATCGTGTCAGCCCCTTTCGTCGGGAATATGCAGTTCCGCCCTGTTCAGGGGCCACTCTAACCCCAGTCACCGCCGTCTCGAACATCAGATGGCGCGGGACATGGGATGCGAACGACACCTACGTTATCGGCGACGTCGTTCGGTACGACGACAAGACTTGGATCTGCGAGATCGGGAACAGCAACGACGAGCCCCCCTCGTCGTCATGGTCGATCATGGCCTCCGACGGTCCCGCTGGTCCAACTGGATCCGCTGGACCTGCTGGCACTGGCGTCCCGTCTGGAGGTTCGACTGGTCAGGCGCTCGTCAAGTCGAGCGCAAGCGACTACGACACCCAGTGGACGACGCTGTCCACCACTCCGAGCGGCGCTGCTGGAGGATCGCTCTCTGGAACCTACCCGAATCCGTCGATCGCCAATCAGGCGGTGACGTACGCCAAGATTCAGGACGTCGAGGTCTCCTCTCTTCTCGGACGCGCCAACACCGCAGGGAACGGCGTCACGCAGGAGATCAAACTCTCCGCCTCGTTCGTCTGGGGGACGGTCGGAGGCAAGCCGCAACTCGGCATCGCCACCGTGTCGGATCCGAACAAGGCCGACGCAAGCCTAAGCCTGTCGGCTGGCACTGGACTTACTGGCGGAGGCGACCTGTCGACGAACAGGTCGTTCGCCGTCGACTTCGCCACGAGCGGGACCAGCAGTTCGACCAAGGCCGTCCGTGCGGATGACTCGCGCCTGAGCGATGCCCGCACCCCGACCGCCCACGTTCACACCTTCGCAGACATCTCCAGTGTCGCGATCACGTCGGTCGCCGACAAAGAGTTGCTTCAATACTCATCGTCATCGAACAAGTGGATCAACGTGCCGCAGACCGATCTGGTCGACGGCGGGAACTTCTGAGGTAGATCATGGCAAACACAGTCCGTATCAAGCGGCGCGCATCTGGAGCAACTGGAGCGCCATCGTCTCTGGCAAACGCCGAGTTGGCGTTCAACGAAGTTGACAACGTCCTCTACTACGGCAAGGGCACGGGTGGCGCAGGAGGATCGGCGACCACCATCGAGGCCATCGGCGGCAACGGCGCGTTCGTAGGGCTTACTGGAACCCAGACGATCACGGGCAACAAGACGTTCAGCGGCACGGTTGCGCTCGGATCGTCGGCCACGGCTACTACGCCGACGACTGGCGACAACACCACGAAGGTTGCGACAACGGCGTTCGTGCAGGCATCTTTGAGCGGTGCTGGTCTCGGAACCGTCACGAGCGTTGCGCTGACCGCGCCGTCGTTTATTTCGGTGAGCGGATCCCCGATCACGACTGCGGGAACCATCGCCCTCTCGCTTGCATCGCAGACGGCCAATCAGGTGTTCGCGGCTCCGAACGGAAGCAACGGAACGCCGACCTTCCGTTCTCTCGTCGCTGCGGACATTCCTGCGCTGTCGTACCTGCCTACGTCGGGCGGAACGGTCAGCGGAAGCCTTACCGTCACTGGCGACCTGACGATCAACGGCACGACGACGAACATCAACTCGACGAACCTCGTCGTCGAGGACAAGAACATCATCCTCGGCGACGTCGCCACCCCGAGCGACACGACGGCTGACGGCGGCGGCATCACGCTCAAGGGCGCGACCGACAAGACGTTCAACTGGGTTGATTCAACCGATGCGTGGACGAGCAGCGAGCATCTCAACCTCGCGGCAGGAAAGTCCTACTACATCGGCGGGACGCTTGTCCTTTCGAGCACGAACCTAGACAATGTGACCGTCGACGGCGGCACATTCTGAGATAGACGATGGCAAACACGATCAAGCACAAGCGTTCTGGCACTGCTGGCGCCACGCCATCGTCGGGAAGCCTCGTCGCTGGTGAACTTGCCATCAACACCGCCGATGGAAAGTTGTTCACGAAACGGGACAACGGAACGGTCGTAGAGATCGGCGCGGGCGGCGGAGGTGGAGCGGTCAGCGATGGCGACAAAGGAGACATAACAGTCTCCTCTTCTGGCGCAACTTGGACCATCGACAACTCGGTCGTGACGTACGCCAAGATACAGAACGTGAGCGCGACCGACCGCATACTCGGTCGATCAAGTGCTGGCGCGGGCGTTGTGCAGGAAATCACCTGCACTTCTGCTGGTCGCGCTCTGATCGACGATGCAGACGCGTCCGCGCAGAGGACGACGCTAGGGCTCGGGACCATATCGACGCAGGCATCCAGCAATGTCTCAATAACTGGCGGGACGATTTCATCGGTCAAGTTGACCGACTACACGGAACCAAAGACCGCTCCGACGATCTCCAGCGGAACGCTTACGCTCAATCTCAACGACGCGCAGTTATTCGACGTGTCCTTGAATGCGAACGTTACGACGCTGACGATCTCCAACGTGGATGCGACGAGCAACACGGTCAACGCCTTCACGCTGATCTTCACGATGGACGGAACGGCAAGGACCGTGACTTGGCCTGCGTCGGTGAAATGGGCAGGCGGAACGGCTCCTACCCTGACAAGCACGAACGCCAAAAAGGATGTGCTTGCGTTCATCTCGCCTGACAACGGAACGACGTGGCTTGGATTCGTCGGAGGACAAAACTTCTGATGCTCTGCTCCATCGCATCCATGATCGTTGTCAAGACAAAGAAAACTTCAAGTGGGGGAGGTTCGGACGTGACCCCGAATGCAGTCAACTGGAACGACGTTTCATCTCCAGGTGGATCGACAAATACCGTAACCATCACTGGCATAAATACCGCGATAAATCTGTCCATAAGTTGGACGGGATATCCTGGCACTGGCGCATTTGATGTCTACAAGAACGATTCGCCGATCTCTCTCCCAGACGAAGGATCTCCGTACACGTTGTCAGTATCAAACAACGATGAGATATACTTCTCTGCTTTCAGTGTCGAAGTTGCATCCATTTCTGTGACCGTCACAAATGCCAGCGACGGAGACACGGTGTTGGATACATTCACGATCAATGTCGGCGAAGAGGGCGGCGGCGGCGGTTGAAGCCGAAACGGATTCGCAGTTGGCTCAGGCCGCGCAGGAGGTCGTGAGCGACGATCCAATGACTGTCTCTGGAATGAACTACCTCGTTTCGGTCGGTCTGCTTACGGAGCAGAGAAAGCAGGAGATACTGTCGTGAGCCAAGATAAGCCGATCAACGTCATTGGAATCTTGCAGATCGTGACTATGCTCGTCGGCATCGCGACACTCCTGTTCGCGTTCGGGTCCAAGACCGAGCAGTTGGACAGGGCTCGGACGGATCTGGACAAACTGGCAACGGTCGTGAACGACCTTGCCCGTGCTCAGGCATCCGCCGCCGTGGCGGACGCCACGCACAGCAAGACACTGGAAGACATCCAGCGCAGGCTGGAGAACCTAGAGAGGACGATCAAATGAGCAGTTGGAAGACAACGGCGGCGGGCATCGGAGCGATCCTCGTGGCCGTGGGCAGCGCGCTTTCGGCCACCTTCGACGCGGATCCCGCGACCGTAGCGGACTGGGGCGCGGTGGTCGCAGCCGTGATCGCGGGCGCGGGCCTGCTGTTCGCGCGTGACAACAACGTCAGCAGCGAGGCTGCGGGGGCCAAGTGACGCAGGGTTACGACGACTGGTACTCGGAGAACGCCCCGTGCTCGAACGCATCGTCGCGCAAATCGCGGTATCGCTCATCGCGTGGCTGGATCGCAGAATATCGGCCGACAAGTCTGCTGTTGAAGCCGATCCTGATCGCGATTCTCTTCGCCGTGCTGGTGCTCGCATTCGCGAGTGGCTGCGGAAATAACCGCACGGTGTTCGTGCCAGAGGACAGTCCGATGCGTCTGGGCCCAGACGTCCGCGCACGGGTGTGGGTCCGTGTCGACGGGACGTGGGTCCTGAGCGGCAATCAGGTAGGTCTGCCCGAGGGCTGGTACATCGTCCCGAGCAGTTACGTCGAGGAGGAGGAACAGTGACCGCGAAGATCCAACTGCGTCGAGACAGCGCCGCCAACTGGGCTGCGAACACGCTTTCCGCTGGCGAGGTCGGCCTTGAGATCGAGTCGAACACCGTCGTAGGCGTCAAGATCGGCGGCAACACGACTGCGACGGCGTACAACGCGCTCGACTACCTCGCGGGCACGCTGCCAGAACGTACGACGACGTCCATTTCCACGTTCAATGACGCCGCTTTACGAAAGTTCGGCAGATTCACGTTCTCTAACCCCGTCGGCGTGACCGATGGGCCGATCACCTTTGCCAGCACGGACGGCGCAGCGCACATGCTGGTGCTGACGTTCGGGACATCTGCCATCCAGTTCGTCCACGTCGAGGGAGACGGCACGGTTCCCAGCAAGTTCTACCAGCGCATCTACGACGGAGGCGCTTCGGCTTGGCGTGCGTGGCATCACACGACGAACTGGGCGACGGATGCTTCGACTGGAACCCCGATCACCTGCACGACGCTGGACGCGAAGGGCGTGGCGACGTTCGCGGACGGCAGTGCCAACAATCCGTCCATCGCCAACAACGGCGACCTCAACACGGGGATCTCGTTCCCTGCTGACAACACGCTGGTGTTGTCGACCGATGGCACGGCAGCAATCACGATCGGATCTGCGCAGGGCGTGACGTTGGCATCGAACCTCGTGGTCGGCGGCGACCTAAACATGACGAATGGGTTTATCACAAGCCTTGCCACGCCGAACAACAACACGGACGCCGCGACGAAGGGGTACGTCGACGGAGCCCGAATCGGCCAGACTGCGGTTGTTGCAGTGGACGGAACCTCGATCGGCGTGCAGGTAAGCGGCACGAGCACGTCTGGTCTGTTCACGATCGCTTCCGCTGGCATTGGAAACCTTCGGTCTGTCGTTGGCACTTGGCAGGGAATTGCTTGTAGTTCCACGGGGAACTACGCGAAACTGGACGTGAACACGAGCAGTGCCTCTACCACGTCGGTCAACGGCGGAACCACTCCTACCAACACCTTCTGGGCAACGCTGGTTCGCGTCTCGTGACGATGCTTCCCGTCCAACTTCCGCTCAAGGGCTTCACCGAGCAGTCGGCGTACTCGACCGTGCCCGAGGGCATGACGCCTTCCTGCATCAACGTGATGCCGACGGACGTGTGGAACGGGCGGATCAGGATCGGAACGCGCAACGGCACGAAGAAGTGGGTGACGTCCGAGGGCGCGGACATCGACAACGTCCAGTTCATCGGCTCGTACCGAATCTACGAGAGCGGGACGCTCGTCGAGCGTCTCATCATCGTTCGGAACGGGCTGGTCTACGACGCCGACCCGCAGTCTCCGACGGCGACGTTGCGCCTGTTCACGAACCAGAGCACCCCAAAACTCGTAACCAGCGGCCCAGTCGAAGGCGTGCAGTTCCACGACCACTTCTACTTCGTGGACGGGACTGCGTACGTCATGGCACATTTGAGTGACCCAGTTGGCTCACTTCCCACTTCTGGTGTCACATCTTGGGGACAAGCGGGTGGCAGTATACATGGTCCATATCACACTGATGGGTTAGGTGGTGCTGCGGCTGGAACACGGGCCACGTTGATCTGCCGATGGGGTGCTCGCCTTGTGATCGCTGGTTACAAGAACTACCCGTCGCTGTGGTTCGCCTGCGGGCCTGATCTTCCGTACCCCCACACCACTGGTAGCACATCATCTGATGGTTGGGCTGTTGGAAACCTGCGAATCGGAGCGATCGGTGGATCCTCTGCCGCAAACAACTACGGAACGGTCGGTGACCCGATCGTCGCGATCTTCCCGTTCGGCCAGACGGGCTTGATGTTCGCATGCACGAACTCGTTCTCGTTCCTCACGACCGATCCAGAGTACGACGCCAGCGCGCAGATGGTCAGCCTGACGAAGTCGATCGGAATCGCTGGACGCCGCGCATGGTGCTTCGGTCAGGAGAAGAGCGCGTACGTCCTCGGGCGCGACGGGCTCTACCTGCTGAACCCGAACGACTTCAACTTCAACCGAGGCAACCGCATCTCGGCTGGGCGGCTGGACTCGTTCTTCCTTCGCCTCGACTTCGGCACACCCGCCATCGGCGGCAGCAGCAACCTCGCTGGCGGCACCCTGCGCTCGATCGCGTCTGGCTACGGCACTGGCGCTGGAGCGTCGGCCACGATCCTCGACGACGACAAGAACATCAAGGAGTCGCCCGTCGGTCTGGACATCGCCCAGACTCCAGCGCCTTTGTCGTTCACTGGGACGTCGTCTGGCGAGATCTGGCCTGTCCTGCACTGGGACCCAGACCGCGAGGGCGTCTGGATCTTCCTGTCGGTCAGCGGCGCGAACTCGGCGAGCCTGCACCTGTACTACGACTCGAAGACCGATTCCTTCTGGCCGCAGCGCTTCTACGACCCAAAGATGACTGCCCCAGAGTCGGTGATCTACATGGGCGAGTCGCGCAGCAAGAACGGTCGGTTCTTCCTGTGCGGCGAGGACGCCATCGTCGTCATGGACAAGACGTATCCCGTCGGCATCGACGGGTTCCGCCTCAACATGACGAACGACGATCAGGCGGCGCAGTGGGTGCGCAACAGCCTGACGCTCGGCCCGATCCTTGCCCCGCTCCCGCAGCGTGCGTTCCTCAGCGAGATCAGGATTGATCTGGCGGAGGACCAGTACGAGGTTCCGTCGGACTTCGAGGACCTGAGCACGCCGCCCGTGGTGAGCGTGTCCAGCGGCGACACGGCGCAACTGGCGGTCGGCATCCAGTCGGACAGGCTGTTCGTCTCCAACATCAGGGAGACGGTCGTCGACTGCGAGGACGCCGTGCAGCCCGTCTCGATGACGCTGTACGACGGCGGGACGGCGTCGACGACGACGCCCGACAACCTGATCGACGCCCGCTTCGCCACCAAGCCGTTCGGCGAGTACATCAAGGCCGATCCGTTCACTTCTGGGACCTCGGCGTCGTACGATGGACCTAGCCAGTACACGCTCGTGTACGAGGCTGGAGTCTGGCGCATCAAGTGGAACGCCGCTCAGGTCGAGTACGAGCAGGACACGACCTCGATCGACCCCAACGGCCAGTACACGACCCAGATCGACGACCCAGTGGACGCGCCGCCAGACGGCGCTCTGGTGTCTGGAGCGTCGTTCTCTGGTGCGGAGGTGACGGAGGTCGGCACGCTCGTCGCAGGCCGAAACGAGGCGATCAAGACGCGGATCCGCGCTGAGGCCATGTACGTCACGGTCGCGAGCGACGGACGTCCTTGGTCCATCGAGCGCGCGTCGTTCAAGGTATCTCAGGTAGGCAAGAGCAGAGGAGCGACAACATGAGCCTGTTCGGAGGCATTATCGGCACCGTCACTGGCGGAATCCTCGGATCCCGTGGGCAGCATGCCCGTCGGGCGGCGATTCGGGCCATCGGCCGCGCGGCGATGCAGGAATACGGCGACCTCGCCGACCGCTATGCGGCGGACCTTGAGCCAATGCTTGAGCAGTACTCGAACGAGCGCACTCAGAACATGGACCTGTACCGAACGGAGATGGGAAGGGCGACCCAGACCTACCGCGACATGTTCACCGAGGCGCGCCGCCAGTACGAGACTGGAATGGACAGGGCCATCGGCGAGTACAGGACGGGACGCGAGTCGACGATCGAGATGCTGCGCGCGACCGTGGCCCGTCAAGAGCAGTCGGCGACGATGCGCAACGCCTTCACTGGACTCGGAGGCACGACCTTCGGCCAGCAGAGCGTCCAGCGCATCGGCACCGAGGGTGCGCTTCGAGAAGGCCAGATCCGCGAGGAGTACGCTCGCGGGCTCTCGGCGATGGAGGCCCAGCGAGCCGCTGGAGTGAGCGGTATCACCCAGCAGATGGGCGCTGGTCTTTCGGCGCTTCAGGCTCAGACCGCGACTGGGCTGTCGTCGATGTATGCGAACTACGGAGACATGCTCAACCGCATGCGCACTGGAGCGCTGTCGACGCAGTATGGCATGCGCCAGCGCGGACTCGACCTCGGCTTCGAGTTCCGAGGCGCTGCGGCGAACATGGTCGGTTCCTCGACGCAGCAGTGGGGCAACATGATCGGTTCGGCTGGAGGTGCGATGTTCAATGCCGCAGGCGGATGGGGCGGGATCCAGTCTTCGCTGAACAACTTCTTCAACGCCCCTGCTGCTGGGACGATCGCGGGCGTGAACACTTCGCAGGTCGGCGTGTACGGCGGCAACGCCATCGTATGAGGTGAACCATGTCTAGTTTCCAGTCAACCGACTTCAGTAGGTTCATGGAGGACATCAGCGCTGGCATCGGCGCTGGCCTTCAGGCTTACGATCCGAACAACATCTTCGCTGGAGCGGGAGCCGCGATGAGCGCGTCCGCTGCGTCCCGACGCAGCCGCGAGGCTCCGTACAGGAAGATGGAGGCGGACATGGCGCAGCGCCAGATGCTCGCCGACATGTACAAGGGCAAGCGAGCCCATGTCGTGGACTACGGTCGGATGACTGAGGAGTTCAAGGACATGATCAGGCAGATGATGCCGAAGACGGCCGCGAACGGCGTGTCTCCATTCGTCGGCAAGGCTCCTCCCGTCGACGTGATCAGGGAAGAGTTGATGCGTCAGGCCGAGGAGATGGGCGAGGATCCCGAGTGGCTGCGACGCGGAGGTCCGCAGGACATGCTTCCTCCGACTCCGCGAGCGGGCGTCGAGTATCCCGAAGGATCCGTCAGCGAGGACGTCACGATCCTCGGAGAGGATCCCGAGTGGGTTCGTCGAGGTGGCGTGGAGGCCGACATGGCGGACGAGACGTACTTCGAGCCGTGGTCGTCTGGAGAAGCGAGCGCCAGAAAGGGCGAGCCTACCTACGACGCTGACATGGGAGAGGATCCAGAATGGGTACGTCGTGGCGGTGCGGCTGAGGAAGCACGCAACAAGGACACGGACTACGCATTCGTCACGATCGTCCGACCAGAGGGCCGCGTCAAGATCCGCATCCCCAAGGGGATGGAGGATGAACTGCGCCGACTCTCTCGGATGAACCCCACAGACACGATCAAGGACCTGATGCGCAAGGCATCCCGACTGGTGATTGGAAGGCCCATGCCATGACCGCATTTCCATCGAACGAAGGGTACATCCCGCAGACGAACGACCAGCAGCCCAAGGTTCCCCAGCCTCCGCAGGGGATGCCGCAGGCGGCACCGCAGGTCGACCAGCGGGAGCAGCAGTTCGCAGACCAGTTTGCATCGGTGATGCAGGGACGGGCCAGCGACATCAACGACTTCGACCTGACGATGGCGGGGATCTACGCTGGCGATCCAGTCGGAATGGAGACGTTCAACCTCGGCTTCTACGAGGACGGGACTCCTGCGATCGTCATCAACGGAGCGCCTGTTCCGATCGGCATGGAGCAGTGGGCGACGATGGCCGAGATGCGGCAGCGGACACGTCAGGAGGTCAGGCAGCGCATCCAGTTCAACGATGCGCGCCGCACCGCGAAGACTGCGGTGGACAAGGTAGTCAAGGCGGTCCCGAACCTTCCCAGCGGTCTCGGCGAACTCCTGATGGCGACCGCAGACGTCGATCCTCAGTTCGCGCTCCAGCAGTTGAACGAGGTGTTCGTCAACAACAAGCGCGACGGGAACCGCACGCAGATCGGAGAACTCGCGGCTCTCAACATGAAGCGCGCGATCGACAACACGCTCGGCTCTCTCACTCAGCGCCGTGGCAAGAAGATGGTCCCAAAGGACCCCAACTCGAAGAGCCCGATCAAGGAGATGATCGAGGTCGACGTTCCTTCCGCGATGGACGAACGGATCCAGAAACTCCGAGAGACCCCGAGCAGGGAGAACAACGTGACGTCGTTCGCCATCTCGGACCTCGCGAACATGATGCCGTCTCCAGAACTCACGATGATGACTGGTGGCGGTCGGCAGAGCGTGTTCCAGCGCATGGCGATGGAGGGCAACGACTCCAGCATCGGAGGGTCGATGTTCTCGAAGGTGCAGCATCTTGCCGCGTACGGCCAGTTGTTCCCCGAGAGCATCCCCCTGATGGACGTCCCACGAATCGAAGAGGCATCCGACCAGTCGATCAGGAACTTCAGGAAGTACCTGCGCGCCCTCGACATGTGGGCCGTTCGGTTCCTCCACTACCAGCCCAGCACCGACGAGGAGATCAACCTCCAGTTGTCGGCGATGCTCGGCGCTGGTCAGGCGACCGACCAGAGCGACGATCCCACGCTGCCGAACTTCAATCCGTTGTCGGCTACGGGCGACCAGAAGGCGCGTCAGGACGGACAGACCAACGGGAACAGGGCGAAGCCAACGGCTCCAGCGGCTCCAGCGGTCGATGAAGCGTCAGACATCTGAGGAACAACATGCAGCAGAACGCTCCGAACTTCACTGGAATCGACGCCGTCATCCAGCGCGACCAGCAGCGCCGCGTAAGCGAACTCCAGCAGGTCGGCGTCAAGCCGACCGACGACAAGTTCATGGAGGAGTTGCAGGCGCAGCGCGAGGCGACGGTCGAGGCGGAGCGCAACCGAATCATGGAGGCCACCAAGGCCGCTCTGGTCGAGAAGTTCCAGTTGGATCCAGAGTCGGACGAGGCCGAGGACTTCGCGTCGCTTCGTGCGGAGCAGTGGTCGAAGGGTCTTCCGATGGTGAAGTACCTCGACTGGAAGGCGAAGCAGCGCAACCCCGTCGTCGATTTCGTCGACGGCGTCGTTCAGGACATGTACCTCGGGTCGCAGGAGATATTCGCCAGTGCCACTGGCGGCCTGATGAACCTGTCCTCCGAACTCGGAATGAACCCGTACTCGGTTGTCGCGCAGCAGGGCAGCCAGTACATGGATGCGGTCCAGAAGGGGTACAAGGGACTTGCAAGGACGGGATTCCGCCACGGGGCCGAGACTCTTCTTTCCCCAGTCGCTGGCATGAGCGGCCAGTACTCGACGTACGACGAGTCGTACATCGACTCACTCGTCGGCAAGGACCCGAGCGCTCCCGTGCGCTACTCGGAGTTGTTCGGTCAGGGCGCTGCTGGATCCGTCGGTTCATTGATCGGCGAGGCCGTGCCTTCGACCATCCAGTCGATCCCATCGATGCTCGCCAAGGACCCGAGAGTCAGGTTTATCCTGATGGCCCCGTACTTCGTGCAGGCGTACGGAGACGCAGCCGAGGAGCGAATGAACATCTGGCGTCAGCAGGTCGAACTTGCTGAGATGGCTGGAGTCGAGCCTCCCCCTGCTCCGAGCATGAACGAGGTTCGTGCTGCGGGGGCAATCTCTGGCGTGGCGGAGGTTGCCTCCGAGTACGTCGGCGACACCTTGCAGCGAACCATGCTGGCTCTTGCTGGCGTCAAGTACTTCAAGGGTCTGAAGCCGAACAGGGTCGTCCGCATGATGAAGGGCGTTGGAGAATCCCTCGACCGAACAGTGGGGCCGTTTGGAATTGTCAAGCAGGCCATTGCCCTTGGCGGCATGATCGCGACCGAGATCGGGGAAGAATTGCTCCCGATGTCCGTGCAGGAGTACATCACGGATCCGATGGCAGGCAAGCCTACGGACTGGGATGCCGAGGATGTTGCGCATACCGCGAAGGTCTCTGCGGTGTCGACAGCGCTTCTCGGAGGAGGCGCGAAGGCCCTCGGCACGGCTGCCCAGTCCGTCGAGAACAAGGAGATCCGACGCCAGAAGGCTGGCGAGATGATGATGTCGGCCCTTGAGCAGAAGTCCGAGCAGATGGGAGTCGCCTCCGTCACGCGCGAGGAACCTGCTGCGAAGGCAGACGTCAAGCGCGACCCGATGGCGGCTGCGGCACGTCAGGCTCTCACGAGGCCGTCGAACCTCGCGCGTTCCTCCGTGATGGTCAACGAGCAGATCGAGCAGGTGGCTGCTGGTCTTCGTGGAGCCGTCATGGTCCACGAGCGTGACGCGCAGAACGTACTCAGCAAGGATGTCCGAGAGCGAATGCGAATCGAGGGCTTCAACGCGAAGCCGACGGCGAACATCGACGGCGTCATGGTGTTCACGCGCGCAGACCAGCATTCGGATGCGCTCGACGCGATCTCGAAGTCGAACTACTCGTGGCTTGTCGGAATGCCAGACCTGATGACGACCTCCGTGCCCGCTGGCGCGATCGTGGTCAGGGCCAAGGACGGTCAGGTCATCGAGGTCCACCCGTTCAGCGACAAGGCTCAGGCCGAAAAGCATGCTCCATCGATCGCGCACTACGCCATGCAGCGTGATGCCACCGTCGAGATGGTGGAGACGAGCCGTCTTGGAGAGGTCGCCGATTCCATCCAGCGTTCCTCCGACATGGACGCGACGATGCAGGGACTTGCGCCGCAGGAACAGCGGCCGATGCCGAAGCGCGACGTCAAGCGCGGAGTGTCTGTGCTTCGTGGAGCGATCTCCGCCGATGCGGTGGGAGGAAACGTCGCCTCCCACAAGAAGAACAAGAACCAGCCGTTCCGAAGCGCCTACCTGACTCCGAAGGAGATCGGAGACGCGAAGAACGGTGACGTCCGTGTCGAGGTGCGGATGTCGCCCGTCTCGGACAAGAACCTGTCTGCGGACGAGAAGAAGTTGAAGACGCGCACTGGAATCATGCCGACGATCGTCGACGGCAGCGTCACCTTCTCGATCAAGCAGAAGGACGGAAGCGTCCGCAAGATCGTGAAGCCGATCCGAATGGACGGAGCGTACGTCGAGCAGGCCAGCCCAGACGGACTGTTCCTCATCCGAGAGAACGGATCCGCGATCAGCCCGCGCAGCGCCGTCGTCCTCGGTCTTCACGAGGCGGGAACGCACCGCACGATGCGCCGCAGCCGATCTGGAGCGGCGTACGTCCAGAAGTTGCTGGCGATGGATCCGATCCTCGCCGCGCGCGCTGGTGCGTCGTACATGCGGGCCCGCTACCCGAAGTTGAACGGCATGTCCGACCTCGACATCATCGCGATGTACCGAGGCATGTACGACTCGGCGATGCAGGTCCTTTCGGATCCGAATGCGACTCCGAAGCAGAGGGAGTCGGCGCAGTCCCAGTTGTCTCAGGTCCAGACCTTCGCCGAGGAAGGCGTGGCGAACATTCCGAACGAGGTGGTCGGTACGACGATGTCGATGGCGGTCGACTTCGAGGGCACCTACAGGAACAGCCAGCAGCGCAGCCTGCGTTCGTTCGCCTCGTGGCTTGCTTCCGTCATGGTCGACTCTGGTCTGGTCGGAAAGCAGAACAAGCAGTTCCTGTACGAGATCCGCCAGCGCCTGAAGGGCATCGCCGAGACGGAACTGAAGTTCCACAAGGACCTCAGCAAGGAGGTCGGGCGCAAGTACAGGGAATTGCAGGGAGGCGCTCGGGTTCTGGAGCAGACTGCCGCAGCGGAGTCGACGCAGGCTCCGCAGATCGACGCGACGTCGCCTATGGGTCAGGTCGTCGCGCCTGCCGCTGCAAAGCCCGCGCCGCAGCCAGCAGCGCAGCCGTCGGTTCCGATGAAGGCCACGACGCCAGCAGGGCAGCCGCTCCCTCCAGAGTCGATGTTCAGCATCCGTGGCGCTCAGGCAGCCGTCGGCGGAGGAGAGACTCCTACCGAAGACGAGGCACGGGAGTCGATCGCCGCGATCGCCGAGGCCACGAAGAATCCAGACATCGCCTCCGAGATCATCTCGAAGGCTGCTCCCGCGCTCTTCAAGTTCCTGAATCTCGCCTCGCAGGCGCAGGCTCAGGTCGCGCCCATCGGGTCTCGCCCGTCTTCGCAGCGCGCATCGACCCGTCCGATTCCCGAGGACATCGCCGAGCGCGCTGGGGTGGAGGAGGAACTTCCCGACATCCCAGTCGACGTGACGATGTCGCCAACTGGCGACGACGAGGCGGTTGCCCGACGGATCCTCGCCCGTCCGCAGGGAGTCGGCGAGTCGCTTGAGGCGTCGCTGATGTCCGACTTCGACGTCGAGTTCTCGGTTCGCGCGGCACGGAAGCCCATCGCTCGCGGCGAGAAGGCCATCATCAACAGGCTCAATCAGGAGTACAGCAGGCGCGACATGCCGCTTGAGGACGTCCAGTTCGCTCAGGAACTGGTATCCCGAGTCGGCCGCAGCGCTGGCACGGCTCTGTCGATCCTCGGCCCGAAGAACATCAGCCGCATGGTCGGGAACACCAGCGGCATGCAGACGATGGGCGCGTACAGTTTCGCCAACGACATGATCTCCGTCGCCACCGAGGCGATCAAGGGTGGGTCGTTCCGCAAGACGTTCGGCCACGAGTTCTGGCATTCGATCACTCCGTACCTGACGGACGAGCAGATCGAGAACATGTCGGACGACTACGACCGAACCAGAGAGCGGTTCATCGACCGCACTGGTCTCGATCCAGCGGACCTGATGAACAAGACCCGAGGCACGAACGGCGTCAGCCCAGCGGACCAGTTCATCACCGAGGCGGATAAGCAGGGCCTCGATCCGAACGAGTGGTACAGGCTGATCAACGAGGACGAGTGGATCGTCGAGAACCTCGCCGACTCGACGATCGACCGCATGGAACTTGAGCAGTCGACGAAGGACATCTTCGGCATGGGGCGACTGCTGCTTCGCAACACCATGACGAGCATCCGTCAGGTGTTCGGAGGAGCGAAGTACGACGCCGTCGCTAGAGACTTCCTCGCTGGCCGCGCTCCAGCCGAGGAGTACGAGCGCGTCCCCGCGCGACTCCGCGTGCAGTTCGCCAGAGCGCAGCGAAGAACCGATCGCGGCCTGAAGCGCGAGCAGTTGCGCGCAGAGGCGCAGGCTAGCGCGATGTCTCCGATGGAGGCGCAGTTCTCCCTCCGCCCGATCACGCAGGAGGAGATGACTCCAGCGATGAAGGTGTGGAGCCGTGGGTCGAAGGTCGTCGACGAGAATGGCTCCCTCATCCCCGTGTATCACGGAACCTCGAAGGACACGAACTTCACGAAGTTCAAGATCGGAAAGCGCGGAGCATGGTTCACGATCGATCCTGAAGAGGCATCGCAGTACGCGATGCAGAACGACAGCATGGACTTGAAGTCCGAACCGACACTTGCCGATCCATTTGCAACGAGGATGACGAATACGGCATCCCGCGTGATTCCAGCCGTACTGAACCTGAAGAACCCAGCGAAGTACTACAAGGACGTCTCAACCGAGGATCAGAAACTGCTCGAAACCTCGGAGAACTACGCAAGAGCGCAGGGGCAGGTCTTCGACAGGCTTCGTCGTCAGGGATTCGACGGTATCGATTTCGGTAATGGGACCTACGTCGCGTTCGAGCCGAATCAGATCAAGGGCTATTTCAACGCGAATCCGACCGCAGATCCGCGAATCATGGCCTCCTTCCGCCGAGATGATGTACAGTCAACAACGCGCAATGCGCAGGAGACCCAGAATGAACCAGCCAGAGACGGAGGAGGAAGGGGAGAAGTACGAAGCCTTGCGCCGCTTGCGGGTGCGCCTGTTGTATCAGGGGCAACTGGACCCGACGCGAACCTCGTCGCAGTCGCGGAGCGCTACGCCCGATCGATCGGGATCGAACTCCGACGTCAGTCCGAATATGCGCGCGTAGATCCAGAGCGTGCCCGCAGGATCGCCGCTGCGTTCACCGAGATGCAGCATGCGCCGAACGATCCCGCCGTTCGCGCTGCATACGAGGACATGATCAGGCAGACGACCGCGCAATATCAGGCGCTGGTCGATGCTGGGTACAGGTTCTGGTTCTTCGGCGACACCAACGACCCGTACGAGGCCAAGCCGTGGCGCGCAATGCGCGACCTTCGCCAGAACAAGCAGATGGGCGTCTATTCGACCGCTGCTGGATTCGGCACGGCTCAATTCGACAACTCGCAGAACCCTCTGCTGTCAGAGACTGGGATCGAATGGCCCGACGGATCTCTCGACGGCCCGATGCGCCCTGTGCTCGCGAACGACCTGTTCCGAGCGGTCCATGATGCATTCGGCCACGGGCTTGAGGGCGCTGGATTCCGATCCGATGGCGAGGAGAACGCATGGCAGGCTCATGTACGCCTGTTCACTGGTCCTGCCGTCGCAGCGATGACCTCGGAGACCCGTGGGCAGAACTCGTGGCTCAACTACGGACCATACGGGGAGCAGAACAAGAACGCCTCGACGCTGGAAACGGTGTTCGCCGACAACAAGGTCGGCCTCATGCCTTCGTGGACATGGGAAGAGGGCCGCGTCGGGGACGCCGAGCCGCAGTTCTCCGTCCGCAGGAAGATCGACACCTCGAAACTGAGCGAGTCGGATGCCAAGTGGGTCAACTACGAGCCGACGAAGACGTCGACGGGGCGCTACATGGGAGCGCCCGAGTGGGTGCAGAATCGCCGCGATCTCAACAAGATGCGCGACACCCTTGAGCAACTCGCCGAAGAGGGTCTGGCTGGCCGATACTGGTACGAGAAGTCGGCGCAGGCCGTGATGCGCTTCGTCGGGTTCGACTTCGTGAAGGCTGAGAAGTTCATCCAACTCCTCGCCATCTACTCGCCGAACAGCAACGTCTGGGTCAACACCCTTCAGGCCATCCGAGGCTACACACACTGGGCGATGGGCCGACCAGCGTCGTCGTATGACGTCGGTTCTGCTCTGGCCGACGGCAAGGCGATCGACGTCCTCTACAACAACAAGCCGTGGGATGGGCGCAAGACGAACTCGTTCTACATCAACCTGATGTACGACATCGTCACGAGGAACCCGCAGGCGCTCGGCGTCCTGAACATCGACAGCGAGATGATCGACGCGATGCGCGCGACCATCGACGTGTGGATGGCGCGCGCGTTCGGGTACGTCAACGAGCAGTTCTCCGACGACAAGGGAAGCGGCAAGTACTCGTTCTCCGAGAACGAGACGCGCCGACTGACCGCTCGCCTGAACGCCAAGCGCAATGAAGGCGATCCGCTCTGGACTCCGCATCAGGTGCAGGCCGCCATCTGGACCGCGATGAAGACTCGGTACGAGGACGCGGGAGTCAAGTCGAGGACCAACGCCCGTGGCTTCGCCGCGAACATCATCAAGCGCGGGGTGGACGACAAGGGTCGGAACATCATCGTGTATCCGCAGTCGGGAGACCAGAGGCGTCAGCACCTCGCCAACTGGCGCAGCGAGGCGATGAAACTCAAGTCGCCAGAGGTCAAGAAGGCTGCGTCCGAACTCGCACGGGACTTCGGAGACGACATCCATCGTCTCGTGCAGAACGTCACTTGGGAGACCATCCCGTCCCCCGACGTCGTCACCAACATCGTCGGCGCTCCAGACGACGTGAAGCGCGAGTTCACTTCCGACAGCAGGCGGATCCTCATCCAAGACGACGGGTTCGATTCCCTCGCCGACAAGATCGGCATCGCCATGTACCAGTCGGGTCTTTCCGTCGGTACATACGACAAGGCCGTCAGCCCCAACGTGATCACCAGACTGGTGCCCATGCGCCCGAAGGCGTACGAGGGGTTCAATCAGGACGAGGCGCTGGCGTATGCGGCTGCGATCAAGTTCATCTTCAAGCAGAACGCGGTCCCGATCATCCGACTTGAGAACGCTCCTCTCGTGAGCCAAGCCGCCAAGGCTGAACTCATGTTCACCGTGAAGTCCCGCCGAACCGAGGACGGGAACGTCAAAGAGAGCACGAAGAGGTTCAACACCCTCGACGATGCCCGCGACTATGCGGCCAGCCAGTCTGCCAAGGGGATCGATGCCTCGGTGCTCGGCGGCCGATATTCATTCGGCATCGTGATCAGGACCGAGAAGAAGGTCAGCCCAGAGCAGGCGCAGGAGATTCTCTTCGAGTTCGGGAAGGTTTACGCAGACGGCAACTTCACCCGCATCGACGACAATACGATGCTGTTTATGAACTTCAGGGACTCGAACGGAGTCCCGATGAGCATGACCGACGAGCGTTTCGATGGTCTGCTTCTCCAGTTCTACGAGGACAACAAGTCGAAGTTCGGCTTCACGGAGATCGGCAATGTCAGAGCAGAAGCAAACTACGGGACGGAGCACGACTGGGCGGCAGACCCGACGGGCGAGCGGATTCTCAACGAAGGCCCTCTCGCCGAACGACCCGATCTACACGGTTGGCTTCGTGATCGGCGCGCAGAGGCCGAGAATCTCGTCTCCAAGTACGACGCCAACTACATCGCCCAGCGCGCCAGAGACCTCGCGTCTGGCGAATCCGCTGGATCGGTGATCCCAGACACGTCGCAGTTCAGCGTCCGTCGCGGCGCTGCTGGGATCAAGGACGCGGCGGTACTTCGGGTCATCGACCGCTTCGACGAACTCCGCCGCTACGGCGAGATCGCCGCGCAGAACGTGTTCAGGGGTGCGCTGCCCGACACGCACAATCCGTTCCTCGGCGCTCGCATCCTGAGCGGGACGATGGTCGCGCAGCAGCAGCAGGCGGAGCGCGACTACGCCGACATCCTCCGAGACCAGACCGAGAACGGAATCTCGATGGAGGAAATGGACCAGTTCCTGACCGCGCAGCACGCGATCAACAACGGCAATTCGTACATCGCCAGCATCAACCCTCGCTTCCAAGACGGCGGCACGGGCATGATGAACGCCGAGGCCAGCAGGATCATCGCCGACGCGGTCGCCCGCAGGCGCTACGGCCAGATGAACAGGATCGCGGAGCGTTGGCGCGGCATGCTGCGCGAGGGCCTGCGCATGCGGCGTGACAACGGCCTGATCACGCAGGAGATGTACAACACCCTGACGAGCAGGTACAGCCACTACGTCCCGCTTCGAGGCGCTCCTGCCCGTCCGTTCGACGAACTGTTCGAGGAGGGGAACACGGCCACTGGCCGAGGTCTCTCGTCTCAGGGTCGCGGCATGCCGCAGCGCCTCGGGCGCGAGAGCATGGCGGAGAACATCACCTCGCAGGTGGCGTTCGTCCACGAGGACACTCTGCGACGGGTCGCTCGCAACAAGGTCGGCCAGCAGTTCCTCCGCCTCGTGGTTGCGCTCGACGACCAGACGATGGCCGAGGTGATCAGGCCGACGATTCCCATGCGCGTCAATGGAACGGTGCAGCAGGTGTTCAACTCGGACTGGATGTCCGAGCCGAGGAACTTCGGCGTATACGCCGACGCCCAGATCACGATCAACGGCCACACCTACGAGCGCGGCGACATCATCGTCATCCAGATCAACAACCCGCGCCTTCAGGCTGCCCTTACGCAGCCGAGCATGGAGTTGCGCACGTTCGAGAAGGCGCTTCAGGTCGCTGGCAACGGCTTCCGATTCGTGACGACTGGCCCAGCGAACCCCGTGTTCGCCGCCGTCAACATGGTCCGCGACGTCCTGACTGGTGCGGCGTCGAACCTCGCGCAGCACGGGATCGTCGACACCGCGCAGATGCTTTCCCGCTGGCCGCGAGCATGGCTGAACATCATGCGCGACTCGTGGTTCAACAGGGCGGCCACGGACTCGTACAGGGACTTCATCGACGCAGGCGGCTCGATGATGATGTGGAAGCAGAACGACCTTGAGGCCAAGGCCGTCGACTTCGACCGCCTCGCTCGATCCGTCGAGCGGCGCGATCCCAACGACAGGTCGACGCTGAAGACCGTGCTCGGCTGGTACGGCGCGTTCTTCACGGCTGCCGAGACGGCCACCCGACTGGCGGCGTTCGAGCAGCGGCTTGCAACTGGCGCGAGCGAGGCGCAGGCCGCGCTCTACGCCCGCGACATCACCGTCGACTTCGCGAAGGGCGGCCTGAAGAAGCCCGTGTTCAACGCGCTGTACATGTTCTGGAACGCGGGAATCCAAGGCACGACGAACGTGTTCCGAGGCTACCGCAGGAACAAGGCGCTCGCGCTCGGCATCTTCGGCCTCGGCTTCGTGACTGCGGCGATGGCGCGCGTCATGGGAGGCGAGGACGAGGAGACTGGCAACGCGAACTGGGACAACATCCCAGACTACGAGAAGACCTCGATGCTGCCGATCTTCGACCCGCGCGGCAGCGGCAAGTACGCCAAGATCCCTCTCCCGTACGGCTACAACGCGCTCTACTCGCTCGGCGTGCGCATGGCTGACGCCACGCTCGGTCCGAAGACGGCGTCGGACGTGGCCTACGGCGCGGTGATCGACCACCTGAACGCATTCAACCCGATGGGCGGAAGCGGCATCACGGGCGGAGCGGGAGGAGTGCTCACGTCCCTGACGCCGACGTTCCTCAAGCCCGTCGTCGAGATCGGCCTCAACGAGAACTTCAGCGGCCGACCGATCCAGCCGACCAAGTTCACGGGCGACACGAGCCCGCAGGCGTACCGCTACTTCGACGGCACGCCAGACTGGGCGATCAACGCATCGCAGTGGATCAACGAGACGCTCGGCGGCGACGAGTGGGAGAACGCGACTGGAGCGTTCGAGGAGTTCGTCTCGCCGAACGCGCTCCAGTACCTCGTGGGCTACTACCTGTCTGGATTCGGGCGCAACCTCGACCGCCTGTACACGATCGCGACTGGCACCGAGCCTGTCACGGTCAATCAGGTCCCGCTGGTCCGTTCGTTCGTCGGCGACGCATCGACCGACACCCGCGCTCAGAGCGAGCAGTTCTACGAACTGAAGAACAAGGTCGCCCCAGCCCTTCGCAGGGCCGAGGCGATGGCGTCGCCCGAGACGACGCCCGAGCAGATGGTCCGTCTCCAGACGACGCCGATCCCCGAGGCCGACGTAGCAGTCGGGATCGAGATCAAGCGCGTCGAGAATGAACTTCGGAAGATCCGCAAGGCGCTCAAGACGGCGGCTCCCGAGGAGCGCGAGGCTCTCGTCGAGTACCGCCGCCAACTGATGAAGTTCCCGATTCGCATGCGCAACGACTTGACACGCACGAATCCGTGATTACAGTGTTGTCCATCTTTTCCCCCAGCGCAGCCGCCGCAGTCCGATCCTGCGGCGGTGGCGTTTCGAGGGGAACCGATCCGCAGCAACGTAGAAATGCTCAGGGATCAGAAGCGACAGGCCCCCGTGGAAGCGGGGGCCTGTCGTTTACCAAGTCAATCCGAAGTACCTGAGCAGGGCGTCGTGAGGCAGCCCCGTGACGGTGTCCTCTCGGAACCGTCGCACCCTCTCGCCGAGGTCTCGCTCGTCCTCCTGCTCGACGGCCAGCATGAGGATTCTCTTTTCGGCGAACTTCGGAGAGTAGAGGGGTGGAGAGAGGTGGATTCCGACGATGGTGGAGTCGTCCTTCCACCATCCAGCATCGGTGAGCCCGTCTAAGGCCGATTTCAGCCCCGCCAAGACGTTGTCGATGTCTCGGGCTCTCTTATCCCTCACCAGAGGGACGACGGCGCAGACGGGATTCTGGAGGCATTTCCCGCCCGTACCGATAACACACGCTGCCGAGCGGCTTGCCCGAGCGGCCTTGTGGCGCACGAGGTAGTGCGGTCTCGCGTTCGGAGACAGCGCTTTGTGTGGCCACGGGAGCAGCGCGGCGTTCAACGCTTGCCCCTGTGCGCGGCGATGAACGCTCGGTTGCGGGCCGTCGCGTCGTCGGGCTCGTCGCCCGAGGGCAGGGTGACGAGGCGCGGCAAGCCAGCCCCCTCGGGCGCTGGCGCAGCCTCGCGCGCGCTGCTCTTTGGAACTACGGTTGACTTGGTATCTATTCTCTGGTTGTGGCATGCCATCGGTTTGCCATAGGCTGAGCCAATGGCTGAGCCATCCGCAGAACCGCGTTTCCAGCGCGCCAGCGCACCTTTCCGCCCAGAAGACGCTCTCTCCTCGGCGTGAGAAACCCGCATCATTTTCTCTCGTTCCAGACGCGGGTGGGAGAGTCCCATAGTCCCATCGTCACGCTTGCAGACGTCGAACCTGCCTCGGATCCGACGCCACACCTTGAGTTTCACGCCTGCAACTCGGCAGCACACTGCGTCGTCCATCTCGATTGGCCCTCTCGTCCAGATGTGACAGAGGAGACGGACATAAGCGCCAAACTCCTCGGCGCTCATGTCAGCAGTGGATCCGATCAGGTCGTCGCAGTACAGCGGCATCCACGGGAGGCGCTTCATGCGGCCCTCCCCTCGGCGACGACGAGCCACCCGTAGCGCTCGCGCCACGGCTTGGCCTGCCAGCGCTTCCAGTGCGCCATGACGGTCTGGTGGCTGATGCAGAGGATCTGCGCGACCTCGACCGATGACGGCGTCAGAGTCGGCAGTTCGTACATCAAGCCGACGACGACGTCGAGCCGCGTGCTGTTCAGCAAGCGGTGGTTCGGCGTCTTGCCGTCGACCTCGGGGCAGACAACATCGGCTACCTGTGCGGCACGGTCGAGGTTCATGGCACCTCCCGTCTCGCGAGGATGTCTTTCGCGAAGTCCCTTGCGTACGGCTCGTCGTTGTTCGCCGCGATCTGCTCCAGCGCCGCGCGCAGACGCTGGATCTCCTTCGACTGGTGCAGGCGGATGACCCTGCGCCGACGAGGACACATTTCGAGCATCATCGGGGTCGTCTCCCCGATCCACGCGCCGTTGATGTTGACGTCGATCCACTCGACGGCGTCGTCGAACGACATGTCGCGAGAGAGGACGCGGATCACCGCGTTCCGCTCGTAGACTGCAATCGGGTTGTCTTGCCCGCACCGCGTCACGATCCCGACCAGTGCGTCGTCGAGTCCATCCCAGAGCGCGATCCGTTCTGCGCGCTCGAACACCCACTCACGTTTCGCCTTGTCCATTGTCCTCTCCTTGCGCCTTGCGCCACTCCTCCAGCACATGTATCGAACCTGCCAAGTAGCCTATCGCGAGCAGGAAGAACGCACATGCTCCGATGAGTGCGATGTCGGGCCAGTTCATCCTCGCCCGTCCAGTGCGAGCGCTGTCTTGTGCAGCGCCTCCGCCGTGTCGCAGATGCGCCGCAGTACGGCGACCTCGACCGTGAAGAAGTGCTTGACCTCGGAGTCGATGCCCTCGGTCTTGCTCGGGCCCTGCACGATGAAGCACACCTTCGGCGGCAGGTCCAGTTCCCCGCTGTCCGCCGCGAACGACGCGATCAGAGTGTTGCCGTCGACGTCGTCGTCGTCGACCGTGATCTCGATGTCTCCAGAAATCATTTGGTGTTTCCCTTCAGGATAGAGGTGATCTCTTCCAGTGAAATGCCGTCGGTGCTGCCGCGTTCGATCAACGAGATCGTCCGCTTGATGCGGCGGGCCAGTTCCATGCGCGTCGGCATCGCCTCGCGCAGCGGGATCGGCGGATCCTGCGGCATCCACACGATGGCCGCGCGGCCAGCGCGGGTCTTCGTGCGCACCCCCGCGTCGTAGACCCACCCCAGCCGCATCAGGCGGTTGACGGCGGCGCTGCACGTCGAGTGTGACATGCTGAGGTCGGCC